TATCTATCTTCTTTTGGATTATATTGTTTTGTACAATAAACGGCCCTTAATTTTTTTTGACCATTTTTTCTAGCAGCCCTAACTCTAAAGTTACCAGAAAAGATAATACCTGTTTTTGAACAGATAACAAGCGGTGTGTGATTAGGACAACCAGTTGCCTTTTCTTCTTCTTTAAGTTTTTCTGCTAATAAATCTATATCTTCTTTGTGAAGTTCTAAAGGATATAGTTCTTCGTTTAGTGGATGATGAGTAAGTTGTGATATTTCAACCATACCCATATTGTCTATTTTTATTGTCATAACGACCTTTCTGATAGGTTCACACTCGGGTTACTTCTATCTTGGTTAATATAGAATCAAACTTATGTTTAATTCAGTTCTCATTATACACTATTTTGACCTATTTGTCAAGCGTGTATAGGGTGTGCTATTACAGCACACCCCATTTGAGAAAGTGAGAGAGATAGATTAGGAATCGTCCTCAGCAAGTTTACTAAAATACGATAGGTCATCGCTATCGTTGGACTCATCCTCTTTCTCTACCGAGTTGTTAGAAGTATTGGGTACGTCATTACTGACAGGTGGGAGGTCAATATCTTCGACAGACTCGGTACTTCTTTGTCCAGTAAGTGTCTTATTCAGTTTCTCTTTGAGTTCATCATAAGACTTAAAATTACTTGGATCAATGAAGGGCTTTAGAGCATATTGAGATTTCCATATTTTGTCAATCTCCTCATCAGTAGGTTTTAATCTACTAACTGGCTCAAATTCAGATTTATCATAATTCCAATAACCATCAACTTTTCTGATTTTTAATTTAAAGTTTGCACCTTCCCAAAAATCAAATGGGTTAACAGCCTTCTCATCTTCAAACGCTGGGTTCATCGCTTCTGTAATCTTATCAAATATCTTTTTACCAAACTTGAATAAGAAAACTTTACCTTCGTTTTCAGGATGTTTTGGATCTGATACTACAAAGATATTAGAATAGTATTGTAACTTTCTTTTTCTCTTTCTAGCAATTTCTTTATCGGCTTCTATGCCTGTATTCCACAATCTAGTGTTTTCTTCACTAACAGGATCTTTTTTATTTAAAGTTGTTAATGAGTTTTCAATATACCATTGACCACCAGGTCCTTGAAAGGCATGATGCCATACTCTTTGCCATGGCATATCTTCACCTTCTACGGCAGGTAAGAAACGAATTACAGCATAACCATTACCTGATTTATCAAGTTCAGGTTTCCATAACCTATCGTCTTGGTATTTGTTTTTCTTTTCGGGTTGTTCGATTGTGTTTTCTAACTTCTTTGTTAGTATGTCAAAATTTGATTTTGACTTCTTTAGGGCTTCTAATGCACTTGACATTGTATATATCTCCTTGTATATATTGTTGTATGTATTAAACGTATTATTGTAAATATAATATTATTTATGCTTCTTTTTCCACTCATTATAACTTTTTGCCCAATTTTTTGGATTAGGACAATTTTTGTCTTTGATTTTTTCTTTTAAAAAATCACACACGTTACTAATTCGTTCTAGCATATTGTATATAAAATTATCTAACATATAATACTCCTTTAAATTATGTACCTGGTGGGACTTATTGGTTTACCCACAAGCTTTCGGGAAGCGTCCAATCTAATGGTTAGATGGTCCGTACTTACAACTAAATTGAGTGTCTTCAGGCATTCGCCCATAACCCTCTCAACCCATGCCTTACATCCGCTTAAACGTTGTTCAGCCACAAGGCCAAATAAAATTGCAATTTTTATTTGTTTTAACATAATCTCATTATAACAGATTTAACTCAATCTGTCAAGCAGCTGTGCTTGAGTAATATACTGAAGTCTGCCGTCTTTGTGCCATTTAGTCCACTCAGTAATCTTACTATTTGTAGGTGTAGTATCCATACCTTTATTTACTTTAAAAAACTGTATATTGGGATTCCACTCCATAAGTGTATACCATTGATTGATCCAGTTTACTGCTGGTGTGGGTGTGTTACTTGACGTTACATAATGTTTGGTATCTTTGTACATATTATTAACTTTATTTGTATCAGACAATAAATCATGGCCAATTAAGTATATCTCTTTTGGTTGTTCTTTTTTTACTGCTACAAACCCACTTGAAGCACCACATGCCCAACCATGGTCTTTGTACTCTTCCCATACTTCTCTTATGTCGTGTGATTGGTCACCTTCTTTTATCCACGATACATTGATTTGGGAACTTTTAATTTGTTTTTTTACTATGTCTTTTGTACTTCTAGGATAATCTTTTTTAGCATTTCTTAATATTGATACCATACCTTGTAGTGTTGTGCCGTGAATAACAAACTCGGTTGCGTTACCTCTTTCGTTCATTCTAATGACATCATAATCTTTTAATTCTTCTAACTCTTGTTTTGATACAAAACCTTCTACAACACTTGAATACATATCAGCAGGCACTTTTGTCCAGTTTCTAAAGTAACAAGGTTTCTTTAAAGCAAAACCACTATGATATATTTCGTGTATGATACCATTATCAACTGCGGTTAATACATCTATAACATCTGGATAATCTCTATAGATGGCATTACAACCATAAACTTTACCTTTACCTTTTAATACATTAAGGTCAAAGTCTTTTCTACTTTCACCATTACCTATACAAAATACTTTACTCATATTCCTTTGTTACGTCTGTTATTTTCAGTTTGCCATAAATGTCAACTCTATATCCTTGATTACTATAACCGTGTTCTTCCCAATCTGAATTTTCTTCAGCAAGTTCTTGTAAAGTTTCTTCTTCTACATTGTGACAGTTATTGTAATCAGTAGCACAAATATCAAGCATATCTGTTTCCCAAATATCGTCTTCATAGTTATCAGAATCAAAATGGCCTTCTTCTTCTATTTCTTTTTTAATTGTATCAATATCTTTATCTGTTTTTAATATAACGTGTCCCCAACGATTGGTTTCTTCTACTGAAAATCTTATTTCGTTACCATCATCTTCGGTCATCGCCCAAAAATCAATATACACATATGACTTCTTTTCTGCATTTTCTATCTTTATGTATTTTTTAGTCATCTTTACTCCATAGTTGTATATCTTTTGAATTACATTCTGGACACATGGCTAAACCATCATTATCATCATCATAAAATGCTTCATCAACTAGACCTGTCCATTCACACTTTTTACATTTATAATCCCAATGTTCACTCATCATCATTCTCCCAACTTGTATTTGTGTCTATATCATACCCGCCTTTGTTAGCAGTCCACCAATCTTCATCTGTATCGTAATCGCCTTGATAAACATAATCTCTGGCCTTTTCATCTTCTTCATCAAACAATCTTTTAAATTCTTCAACTGAACCAAATTCAGCAATAATGTCATCTTCATCTAAAACGTATTTCTTTTTAAGATTTACTTTATGGTATTCAATATCTTCAACCCATAATTCTTTTTTTTCATTTGTATTATTTTCACTCATCACCTTTGTCCCTTGTTATTAAATTATCTGGTTTATCTATAGGCATACCTGTTCTATCAAACCATTTGTTTTTTACATTGTAAACATGACCTAAAGAACCATCTGATAACTTAATTGACTTCTTATCAATCTTACCATCATAGGTCGAACCATCTTTAAGTATCAATTGTAAAGTACCATGTAAATTTTGATATACTCTATCTATTACTTTATCACCCATTCTATTTGATTCTGGTATTACATTACTCATACAAATATTTCTTTCATAATAAATTTACATTTTGTCAAGTTATAATTTACAAATGGTTTTAACTTGGCAATCTTAAATGACTTTTCAGGCCATATAACAGTTTCGGCAATTTCTTTATCCCAATTTTTAATAAACGATAGTATTTTATCCAAGATGATGATTGTTTGTACTGATATTTGTCCTGAAAGAAGTAACCGTAACAACACTGGATGTTGACCTTTAAATACACGAAACAAATCATCAAAAGAAATGCTATTAGTGCTAATATTATTATTAAGTAATACGCAATCGCTTCTAAAATTATAGGTAAAACTTTGATTAAACTTTTTCCACTTTGTATAATTAGTTTCACCGTCTGCTCGTACAAGGTTACCAATCCAAGTTTTTGAATTGTTGAAGAAGTTACAGACAAAATATTCAAGCAGTTCTTCTTTATTGTATTTTGTAGTGAGTTTATAAAAGAAAAATCTATCATTACGTTTTAAAAAACTATTGAAACTTGAATTTACCTTAGCATTGTGTTTAAAAAAATCATAACTATTAGAAGTAAAATGAAGTTTAACAGCAAGGTATAATTTGTATGCTTCATAACTATCATTACTCATATAGGTAAAACTGCGGTACTTGATTTCTCAACCAAATTCAGTTTTTCTGCTTCTCTTTGT